AGCTTCTTGGGCAATATGATTAGCAAGTGAATGATCCATTGTAAGGATATCATCATCATTAACAATGTTATATTTTGATTTAATAGCAATATAGTTATCCGAAGCACTTAATTGTAATAAACATAAATAATTCATAGCAATATGACGCTCACTATCTAATTCATTTTGTAGGGTTTGGAGTGAACCGTAGACCACACTAGAATCCATATCTTGTGTTTCAATAACAAGATCAACGTCATTAAATGACATTGGTGGTTGTGGTCGACTGTCCATCCGGTGAATAACACTATCTAAGAGACGATTAACACTATGCATATTTGATAAATTACCCTTCATAATTTGTGATTCTAATCTATTTACATATGATTGTATTTTCCTCATTCTCTCTTGCAACTCTAACACTGCAATTCGACGTTGTGATATTTTGAATTCCTTTTGCTTATTTTTAATATTTTGCATTAACATGCGGTACTCCGCAACACGATTTGCCAATGTTTTCATTGTCGATATGTAGCAAAGCCTCCTGATCGATAAGTTGTGATTAAAGGTGCTCTAGTAGCGCCTCCTCCAAAAGGGATTCCGTAGAGATTCGATGAAGCTTTTTGTGCTTCAAAAATATCTCTATTTAATTTTAATTGCTGATTTTGTTGCTCAGCAGTAATATTGAATTGTGAATTTTGTTGAGATAGCCGGTTTTTATCTAAATCTATTTCAGCTCTATTTCTAAACTGTAATTCTTCAAATTGCTTAAAAGATAAATTAGTGTTTTGATCAAATTGTTTCTCTCTTAATGCTAATTCTGCCTGATTAGTTTTAGTGTTTTGATCAAATTGTTTCTCTTTCAATGCTAGTTCTGCCTGATTGTTTTTACTAGTATTTTCAATTTGTAATTTTTGTAATTCACTATTTGTTTCAAGTTTTTGTTTTTCCAAGCCTAATTTATCCTGTTCAGTTTTTAAATTATTTTTGACTTGGGTTTCCGCTAGATTAAAATTACGTAAGGATTGATCTTTTCTATCAATTCGTTCGTTATTTTGCAATTGTAAGTTTTCTTGTTGGAGTTTGAAAGCTTTCTCGCGTTCTGCGGTTTGTATTTTAAATTGATTATCTTGACGTTTAGCGGTTTCGTCAAATTTATACCTGGCTTCGTCAGTTGATAATCCAGTTAGTTCTTTCGTTAATTGTTGGTGAGCTTGGAAAATTCGAGAACCTTGCTCCAATTGTCTTTCTGTAAGAGATGATCTAAATTCTCTTTCCAATTGAGCTTGCCTTTGACTAATATCTAATTTTTGTTGTTCAAAGTCTCGATTTGCCTCGGAAATACGTTCTTTTGAAGCGTTATCTTGGGCGTGATGTACAGTTCCGAAAATACCGTTCCAAAAAGCAGATCCAATTCCAGCAGCAGCACCAGCAGCAGCTCCAGCTCCTAATCCTGCCACGTTTGGTGATCTTGTATTGTTTTCGAAAGAATTACGTTGTTGATCAGAAGTGATGCGATCTTGGAAAGCTTGTGTTGCAATACGATTGCGATTAATTTCAGCTTGAATAGCAGATCTGTTAATAACCTCATCTGGTATTTGTCGATGAAAACGAGGTCCACCTCCGTTTAAGATATTATCAGATTCAAATTCAGCTTGAATTATTGTTCCAGCTAGATCAATCATTTAACGACAATTTATTACAGAAGAAAGCCCAAGGGTTAGTAATCTAATACACAATTTATTAATTCTGCATTGCTCATATTAGGAGAATCCTTAATCAATTGTTTCAATTTAAGATTTTTCATATGTCTACGAGTTGAAGAACTAGTTGGCAAAGGTGAAGTAATAGGCAAATGTTGAACAAATTCAAATTTCATTCCTGGTGTTAACACAATAGTAACAGGTGCGACAGATGCTGGAACCGTCATAATTCCATTGGGATTTATCCTTATGTATGTTATAATACTTCCATTTACGTCACGCAAAGCATAGATTTCAGACATAAAAGGATCCGCATTGGGGGAAAATTCAAA